ATGGCAGAGAACGGACACCAATATTTACTGTTGCGGAATGGCAGATATTATTATTATCGCCGCAAGCCGTCAGACGTATCGATGGCATTAGGCACAGGTTTTGTCCGTATCTCGCTTAAAACATCCGACCTGAAAACAGCCCTTTCCCGACGCGATATTGTTCACCGCGATATTGAACAATATTGGCATTCGATCATCAAATTCGGGCATCAGGATCAAGCTAAAGATCAATACGACTCCGCTGTCAAAATCGCCCAGTCCATGGGGTTTGATTATCAACCAGCCGACCAGATCGCACGGGAAGCCAGCACGACAGATGTGCTGGCGCGACTGGAAAAGATCGAAAAAGCCGGGATTGAAAAGAAAGCCGTGGTAACGGCCCTTGCCGGGGGCGCAAGTGCGCCGGCCATTACAATGGCGGACGCGCTGGAAGAATTCGTCAGACTGACACGCGACTGGCTGGCTGATAAAAATGACGAACAGATTCGGCGCTGGAAAAATCCGCGCGCTAAAGCCGTCCGAAACTGGGGGGATGTCACAGGCGACCCGGAATTAGGGAAAATCACGCGGTCGGATGCCCTTAAATTTCGAGATTGGTGGTGGGATCGCATCGAAACCGAAAATATGACGATTAATAGCGCCAACAAGGATTTTGGGCATCTTCATCAAATATTCGAGAAGGTCAACGAGGGCCTGCAATTAGGGCTTGATGACCCATTGGCACGGTTGCGATTTCGCGAAAAGAAAAAGAACACGCGGCCACCCTACTCGTCTGATTTTATTCGCACGCGCATTCTCGCACCTGGGGCGCTGAAAAGCCTGCACCCGGAATGCCGCGCCCTGATTATGATTATCGTCAATACAGGCGCAGGACCGGCGGAACTGGCGGGGCTGGCCCCGGACGACATCGTTTTGAATGCCGGCATCCCCCATTTCCATATCAGGGAAAACAGCGAACGAAGCCTGAAAACAATGTATCGACCGCGCACCTTGCCGCTGGCGGGCGTCGCGCTTGATGCCTTCAAGGAACTTGTTCCCAAAGGCTTTATTGATTATCGCAACAAACCAACACAATTAAGCGCGAATACAAATCGTCACCTGACCGATAACGACTTGCGTGAAACCGACGACCACAGCGTTTATTCACTTCGTCACAGCTTTCAGGATGCCTTGACCAAAGCAGAGGCACCCGACCGTATCCAGGCCGATCTTATGGGGCATAAGTTCCACCGGCCAAGCTACGGCGATGGCGCAAGTCTTGAACAGAAATACAGGTGGATAAAAAAGGTCGCCTATTGATTTCGCGTTTAAAACCCACCCAGATTATTAATCACCACCAGCGGAATAATCACGCCGGGGATTTCGTCATCGCCAAACATCACCGGACCACGGGTTAAATAAGCACCCGGAATATCCATCAAAACCCGCTGGTAAATGCCCGCCCAGTCGGTGGGGGCGAACACCTTGTTTAAAAAGGCATGATGGCTGGCAAAAATCACCTTGCCGCGATAGCGCAGCGGCGACACCTTGATGCCCCGGTTTTCAAGCCCGCTATTCACATCGTCGCGATATTGGGCATATAAAATCATTTCCGACAGCGGAATGCCCCGGCCAATCGCATAGCGCAGCAAATACCTTAGGCAGTCTTCGCCCCGCATCCGGGCCAAATCATCCAGCCGGTCCTGACGACTTAATTGCGACATATCGGGCAGCGTGTCGGAATTGGCCCACACATGCCGCGCCCCGGCCTCGCCATAAACCGCCCGCGCCTCGCGGACCAGCGCCAGATCATAATGCCGCTCTGCTTTGGGAATCAGTGACGTCGGCAAATTCTTGCGGCTCTGCCCGGTCGATTGGCTGGCGCCAGCCATGTCATAACGGCCCGTCTTGCGCAAAGCTGGAAGAACTTCCGCCGTCACCCATTTTTTGAACCGCTTGGCCGCTTCCTTGCGGCTGGTCAGGATCAGCGAATAGAGGCCGCTTTCATTGATGATGGTTATATTCGGGTTGCCCTGAATACCGTCCGCAATATGGACGGTATTTTTTTCATCATCATCCAGACGAGCAGCAACATTACGATTGTTTTCAATCTCCAGCACTTTACAGACATCGACCAACACAAACCAAATCACACCTTCAATTTCGATTGTGCGAACAGACTGGCCTTCAAAATCAAATGCTACCGGATTGGTCATTTCTCACCTCCGGCGTTCATCGCCATCACATCGCGGCGCACCGATTGCACCAAAAGATGCAGGCGTTCCACTTCCCACGCCATCATGCCGGGGCTGTCTTCCCGCGCCCAGTCCGTCAGCATATCGAATTTAACCATCAATTCATCCACATCCCGGGCAGGCAACACCGTCAGTTGTGAATCCCACCAATGGGACAAACTGCCATCCGCGTCGCCATTTCCGACCCGCTTCAATTCTTTGTACATCGCCGACAGACCGGTGATGGTCGTGGGGATTTGAAATTTTGCCTGCATAGCAACCTCTCTACGTTTAAATTAACGAATATCGTTGAATTAAACGTATTGACGCTTATCGGTCAAGTCAACTATTTTCGTTGAAATAAACAATAAAGGTATATTCATGTCCCCCGAGCAATGCCGAGCAGCAAGAGGGTTAATCGATTGGTCCCAACAAGCACTAGCCGAACACGCGCTGGTTGGTCTCTCGACCGTCCGCGACTTTGAAAAAGGCCGCAGAATTCCGCACGAAAACAGATTGAAATCGATTAAAAACGCGCTCGAAAACGCCGGAGTACTCTTCATCGCCGAAAACGGCGAAGGCCCCGGCGTGCGGCTAAAAAAATCATGATAACTCCTGTACAAAGCAAAATGGCACGCGCCGCGCTGGACTGGACCCTTGGCTTAACCACCCATCACTCGGGAGTTAGCCAAAATACAATTAGTCGATTTGAGCGGGGAGGCGTTTCCAATCAATCGACAATTTCCGCCCTTAAATTTGCCTATGAAAACGCTGGCATCATCTTTCTCGATGAAGAAAACGAAGGCCCCGGCATCAGGATAAAAAAGAACGGGTAGAATGAACGCTACTCAATGTCGTATGGCTCGTGCCGCTCTAAATTGGAACATCCAAAAGTTGAGCGGAGAATCAGGGGTCAACAGAAATACAATTACTAAATTTGAAGCCGGGGGTGACGTTCGCACCTCGACAGTCAACGCCATGAAACTCACCTTTGAAGCCGCAGGCATTCAGTTCATCGCCGAAAACGGCGAAGGCCCCGGCGTGAGGCTGAAAAAGCAATAACGGGCCATCCATTTCGGACACCCGTTAACTTATTGTTTTGACTCTCATTTCAATTTTAAATTAGATTTTTCACCTCCAGGCACAAACGGGGGTGGTAAATGACGTTCGTCTATATCTTTATCGGGGTTTTGGTCGTCGCATTCATTATTGGAATGATTGTTGTCAAACCGGAAAATGCCGGGTCAAAGAACAAAATTGTCATTGTTAACCCGGCAATTACCGAATTTGAAATGCCCGACATTGGATTGTCTGATACAGCAACTGAAGCGCAAAAAAATTCAATTGCAAAAACACTGGGTGCCAGGCTTCCAGAAGATATCAGCAAAGAACAAGCGTCCCTTGTTCTTGATGCCCGTCAATACGCCCATGGAATGCTAATTGAATTTGAAAAAGGTGGTGTTGAAATAGATGAAACAACGGGCACCAGAACAATCATGTTCTTCATTCTCGCCCATCCAGAGATAAGAGACTATGTTAACAAATGGAGCCGCGGACGATTTGAACGCGGCACCCATCAAGACGTGCCAAAGCTAACCAAAAACGAGCATTATCAAAAGGTGCATGACTATCTCGTCAGTCAAGCCGGGCGCGAGCCAGTCAAGCCAGCGAAGCGCAAAGCCTCTTAGGGTTCGTCTCGCACCGCCAACCCCCGCACGGCATCCAGCTTGCCCTTGCAATCATCATGCGCAGATAATAACCCGACGATATACCGCCCGACTTTTTGATCGGTTACAGGGGCCACTGGAACGGCAGGGCGATCGTCACAGGCAAGCAATGATGCCGGGATATCCTGCTTTACAAATTCAGTCCGCGTCACCACTTGCGGCGTCGCTGCGCAAGCGGTCAAAAACCCCGCGCACAGCAGGACCAACACAACCATCAATCGGCGCATCATTCACCCCCTTTAACAGTTCTGAAAACTTGGTTTCGGCCTGCATCCGCCGCGCCTGTTCGCGAACAATAGCGGCATCGGCCATTGCACGATCCGCCTGCATTTGTGCGATGGTTTGCAGATTGGCCATGTTGGCATCGGCAAGCGCTTGATATTTGGCTTGAAGCGCATCGGCCCGCGCATTGGCAAGCCGCACCTGGTAGGACCATAAAAAACCGGCGACGAGGGTAACCCCGCCGCCGATCAAAATAAGCCGCCAATTCGCCAAGGCAAACCGCAGCAATGTGGCAAATCCCATTTTCACCACCCTTTTTTCATCTTGTCGAACCAACCCCAGATGCTGGTGACATAGTTGATTGTTTCGGCGCTATGCCGCCCCGTCACGGCAGGCAAACAAGGAATAATACGGCTATAAAGTACCGCCCCATTGCATTTGTGTTGAGCGGTCAGCAAGTGCCCCAACCCGGCGTTATAGCTGGCCAGTGCCAGACTATGCCGATCCCATTCCGGGCGTGGGCTTGACCATTCAGCGCGCAATTTTCCCATATAAAACCCGGCTGCCTCGATAGACAGCCGGGGGGCGAAGGCAGACGCATCGGGCGGCAACTTTCCCTGCCTGATAATGCCGCGCCAGGTGGCCGGCATAAACTGGCAAAGGCCCATGGCCCCAGCTGGCGAAACCGCATCAGGAATCAATCGGCTTTCCTGATAGCATTGCGCCTTCAAAAGCCGCCAATCGACGCCCGGCATATAAAGGGCCGTTACCTGTCTGAATTTCAGATCATGCAGAAAAGGTAACGATGAGGCCGAAGACGAAGCAAAAGGCAGCAAGACGCCAACGCAAATAAGCGCCGACCTGATCACGGTTTTCATCATTGTTAATCCATTTCTTGAAATCAAAGCCAGATACCCGGTCCAGCAGCCGCAACGCCGCCCAGATAAAAAGAAACCCCAAAAGGGCAATAAGCCCCCGGTTAGCGATGCCCGACAAAGCAACATCAATCATTTTATGAACCTCGCTTGCTATTTTTTGGTATTACGAAAATCGGCAATCAGGACTTGCAGGCCGCGCGGGCCCAGCCAGCCAAGGAAGCTGGCAACACCGCAGGCCGTGCCGATATCAAGTTTCAGGTAACTGGCAACCCCGGCCGACATCACCGCGCAAAATCCGGCGGTCAGGACTTCCCACAACAAATCCCAACTCCAAAACTTGCGGTGCCCCTTGCTGACCAGATAGCGGTGATACAGCAGTCGGGCATAAAGCGAGAAAGGCAGGATCGCGCCCCACAGCTTTAAAACCGATAGCCAGCCCGTATCAATTTCGTGTGGCGGTTTGTCAAACACGCTGCCCCCAATGTCCGCAGCCATAAAAAAAGCCGCCCGACGATATCGAGGGCAGCCACAGAGATTGCAGTTATTCGGGGCAATCAGGGATCGCCAAAGGCCATAAGAACAAGCGCCCAGGCCGTTGCCGTGATCAGCCCGCAAGCGAGTTCGGAATAGGCTGTCCAGCCATCAATAAACCGGCCATATCGCGGCAAGTGATGACGCCAGCGATAAAATCCGAAATAAATCACCCCCATAAACGGGTTAAGCAGTAAAAACCCCCGTAGCGAGAGATAAACCACACTGGGGTTTTTCCCGGTTGGCCACCAGCGCGACCACCCCGGCGCATCGCCTAAAAACAGCAACGGGCCAACAAGCAAACCGTACCAGGTGTTAAGCGAAACCGCGAACAAGGCCCCGGACAGCAAAGCCCAAATACTGGAGCCCAGCGAGGAACGCCCCGGCCCCAGCCCGCCGCCGCGGGGCATGCGATACATGATGGCCGATAGCAGAATTGCCAGATAAATCATGCCGCCACCCCCGGCCAATTCGGCCAGTTTTCAACATCGTCAAGGGCGGCAATATTTCCGGCCTCGATATCAGCCCGAATAATCCCCTCGCCTTCGTAACAGGCCGCCACATGGGCGCGAACCGCAACGACCAGATCACGCATTTCTGTATTGGTCAGGGCTTCAAACCCGTGCGCAAATTTCCAGCCATCGCCATCAACGCGCAAGCCCTCGTTAATGGCCTGCAATTCGGCCATGCATTTCGCCTGCCCACGATCATCGGTTGCCTGCACCCAATCATTCCAAAGGCACCCGCCGATTTCAGCACGATAACGACGACTGGCCGCAGCGGCAAAAAGCTGATCATAGGTCGGGGCTGGCATTTGCCATGCCGCGCCGTCCCAGGTGGCATCCTGCGATGGCGGCACAAGCGCCGTGTGGCCATCGGGAATATTACCCGGTTCATCGATCACAAAAGCCGTCCCGGTTTCGGTATTGTAAACCGTTTCCCCGCGATGATCCGCAACCAGCGACCAGGTGGCACCATCGGAATCATAAACGGCGACCATGCCAGCAACTGGATCGGGCGGGGCAATATCGGTCGCCCAGGCAGGCATCAGGAATTCACCCTCATGCATCGGGTTTTTCTGTGCGATGGCAGTGCCCAAAAAGACACCGTTGCGCGGGCTATAATTGTAAATTTTCATGGATTTATCCGTTAATATTTGATGCACCAGTTAACGACAATGCCTTTAACGCGGTTTTCAGGGCCGCCGGTTGATCCTGTCGTTCCGGTGTTACGCCCGACATAACCAGCAAAATCATTAAGCCCGATATTGCGTGGCAAGAGATCAGCGACATAGCTATGCGTATGCGCCTTGATCTCGTCCGCCTGATAGGTCCCGAATACGCGCCCGGGATCAAAGCCGCGCCCACCGTCAAAGCCACGCAAGTAAACACCACGGGCATCAGGGAGCCGGAAATTGGTGGTGCCATTGCCAGAAGAAAAGGAACCGGATGTCGCCTCGTTCCAGTTCGCTTCGGTAATCAGGTTGCCGCTGGTTTGTACATAAGCCCACAAAGCAGGATAATCCGCCCGCAAGGGCATGCTGGCATCCAACAGCAAAAAACCCGGAAACGGCGTTGTGCCAAGCGCAGGCACGACCGCCCCAACAGGCAAGGTATCAGCAGGCGGCAGGTCATCAATGGCCCCGGCAATCATGGCCGCGATTGCGGCGGAAAGCTGGGTCAGGTCATTGCCATCGGGTTCAAGACCCGCATCCATGATCACTTTAACGATTTCGCGGATCGGATGTTCAAAAGCCTGCGCAGAAGGGCGGGACCCCTCAATAGCATTTGCCGGATCGGCATTGACCCAGGATCGATCAGGGTTACTCAAATCCCCATTGAACGGGGGGATATATTCCATGACAAACCTCTAACGTTCGGGAATAAAAAAAGACCCGGAAAACCGGGCCTGTGCTGGATTTTAGATTGGAGATACGCGATCTAGGCAGGTGTTGATAAAAAGCGCAGCTTGAATTTTTCGATTTCCCCGAACAAGGTGCGCAGCCCGTCTGACCGGTCGCCAAGAACGATTGTGGTTAGGCCGGTGGGGATGGTGCCGGAAGTATCAGGACCGTATGTAATCGCTGCACCGCCATCGACGGATACCGAAAACCAGAAATTATTGTTTTCGATGTGGGCGATGATTTCCAGATGATGCTTACCGATAACCGCAGGCCCAGCAATTGGTGCTTGCATGGCACCATCAGATAAAACAGCAAGCTTTATTATGCTGGCACTATCCCGATACGCCGTTATTAAGTTCGCCGATGACCCATCATCAATCGACACCATATTTTGAGATACAGGCCCAATTCCCTCCGCAGTCCAACCGCTCACGGTGATTTCAAACGGCTCGCCATCCTGCCAGCCTGCAACACTGGACAACGGGATTTTTAGTTTGTCAGCCTCGCAGGTTTCACCATATAAAAATGCGAAAGGTTCCCAGTTATCAACAACACTGTAAAAATCGATAGCCAGGTCAGCAACAGTATTTCGCTCACGGTTGTACAATGTAAATGTGTCATACTCTACGCTGTCGTCATCGGGTTTTACCGTGAAATTAGCTTTTACCAAATAAAACCCATTTACTTTCTGAACAGAAATATCGTTGATCCAGACAATTCCGTAAGCGATCGAATATGCGCCAGTAACAGGGTTCAAATCTATATTAGCATGGTTAGGGCCAAACCTAAGTGTGGTAGTTTCATTACCAGGCAATGCCTTAACCGCTAGCATTAATTTATATTTAGAAGCGCCGTTTAAGGCAATTACCCGAAATGAACCCAAAGATGTGCTATCACCTGACTCAACCTTCCATCGCACAGCGGTATTTTGCCCCGCAATTAGACCCTCTGTGTAGTTAGCAGTTCGAGTAACGATTGATCCGGTATTTCGTGTCCAGTGATCCATATTATAGCCAATTGTCATTAGATCACTCGATTTACCATCAATCCGCCCGCCCAACTTTCTCAACGAAAGCAGGTCATGCTGAACCCGCAATTCATCGATACCAGCCTGCGCAATTTCACCACTGGCATTCACATAACTTGCAAAGCTGTTACGGGTAAATTGCCACCCAGCAGGCAGACCGGTGCGCAGGTCAATATCGATGATCGGTTCGGGGATGCCGCGATAGGAAACCGTTAAATCCTGTTGTGCAGGCTGATACCTGGCAAGCAAACATTCCAGATCATCGGCCCGGTTTATGGTAGCAAGGGCATCCTGCCCCAGCACGCCAGAGCCACAGCGAAACCAGGTGACACGCGGTTCGGGCACCACCACTTTCCACGAAAAGCGATCCGCACCGATGGTATCAAGGCGCGTGACCGGGGCGGCACCGGATGAATCCCCGCCGATTTCGCTTAGGCCGCAGACAAACGGGCGGCTTTCCGTGATGGTCACGTCATAGCCAAGGCTTTTTGCCAGATCGATGAAATATTGCGGGCGTTGGCCGCCCTGCGCTCGATAGCGGGTTAGCACGGCATTACGGCGATCCTCGATATTGACACTCAGGGTTTGAAAGCAGCAATCGGGCAAACCGACTTGTGTTTCGTGATCGGCCAGCATTTCGGATGCACGGCCCGGCTGGCTTTCGGCGATCAGCCGTTCGGCGGCAAGGTCTACATCCAGCCAGGTTTGTGCCTTGGCGCGCAAAAGGTCGCGGCCCGCGCCGTCGTAATCCCGAAATCCCTGCCAAAAGGCCCCGGGCGGCAGGGCCGCCGCCGCCGTCTCGGCATAGGCTTCCAGCCGGTCATCATAATCAGTCATAGGTTATCACCCCGGAAATGGCAATTTGGCCGGTTGCGTGGTCAATATCATCGGTAGGGCTGGTCAGCCGATGACGGTTTTCGCCCGCCGCGACGGATACGGCCTCGCCGATCCAGTCCAGACCAATGGTGCCACCTGGAACGGCACGCCGGTACAGCATATCGGAAAATTCCGCCGCGATTTGCTGGCGCACGGCGGGCGTGTCAGGATCAAGCCCCGCCACGGTCACGTCAAGCGGCACACCAATGGGGGCCACGGCAAACACATCGGCATTCACCGGGCGGCGTTCATCAAGGTAATCCTGCATAATCGCGACATCACCGGGTTGCGGAATGCCGCCCTGATCGGCGCGCACAATATCCATCATGAACCGCACCGTGACAGTGCCCGCACCCATTTCACGCGGTGACACCCAAACGCGCGTCACGCCGGGCACTTCCCGTGCCCAGGCTTCATAATCATACCCGGCACCGCCTTGTGGCGGTTTGCGGATACGGTCCAAAATCCGGCCCCGATAAAATTCGCGAATGCCCGGGCGGCCATCCTGTTCGGCATCGGCCCCACCGGCCAAGCCAGCCACGCCGACGATACAGGTTGGGTCGACACCCGAAACCGGCGAAACCAGCGTTAAAGTGCTGCCCGCCGCCAGATTACCCGCCGCACCGGGATCAATCGCCGTAATCGTGGCAACCGCCTGCCCAGCCACCAGCGTGACACCGTCCTTGATCTGGTATTGCACACCCGCCGCACTTTTCACGATCAGCCCGGCATCAAGCGCCGCGCCGGTCAGGCCGGTAAAGGTTACAGACCCACTGGCACGAGTGGCAGGCTGGCGCGGCACATCATAGGTAAAACCGTGCCCGTCAAGGTTTTCGCCGGTCGCATATAAAACCATCGTTTGCGCGGCGACGTAATCCATATAGCCATAGGCACCAAAGGCCATCATGCCATCAATATAGGGCATGGCGGCGACAGGGCCCTGCCCGATGGTCACACCCTGCCCCAGCCGGGTTTCATAGGCCGCCTTTGCCTGATTGCGCAGATCCGGGAATGCCGGAGTATAAAAGCCGGTCAGCTTGCTGGTCATTGGTTTTGGTCCATCCAGTTCCAGATATTGGCAAAGCGGCGCTCAAAAAGCTGGCCATCGGGCCGCTCGATTGAGGCCCGCGCCGAAATGACCCAACGCCCCGCGTCACGGTCGCGAAACGCCTCAAATGTGACTGACCGGGCAAAGCCATTATCAGTCAGCCATCGCAAAGCCTCGCTGCCATATTCGCGCACCCGGGCGATGGTTTGCGGGGTAATAATTTCGCGGTTCAGAAGCCATAACCGCGACCCGACCTTTAAGCCCGGTATCACCGGCCAGGCATCGCCCCAAAAACCCCGACGGTCGCCATCGGGCACAGCATCGTCATCCCGCGCGCGGCGGTCGGTAAACAGGCTGGCGATAATGGCGGTTTCAAGCCCGTGATCTGTTTTAAAAGATGAAGAAACACCATCAACCAATTGCAAATCAAACCGCTTGCGCGTTTCATCGAACCGCACAGCAAGGTCGGTATAGGCATAATCGGCCATGTTTACATTTCCTGATTTGGGGTGCCGGTGGGGCCGCCATTATCATTTTCGGCATGGTCATGCCCGTTATAGGTTTCGCGCATTCCGGCCATTGACCGGGCATTGCCTGCCCCTGTCTGATCGGTGATATCGCCGGCCACAGTCAGGTTGCCGCCAATGGTGACATTGCCGGAAAATTCTGCCAGCGGGGCAGTGATAATAACCTTATTGGCCGCAACGATATGCAAAATATCTGTTTCAATTAGTGCCTTACGGCCCCGCTTTAACGTGATGCGTTGCCCCTGATCATCATAGAGCGATATTTCACCGTTTTCCGATGCGCCCGATTGCGCCCGGTGCCGCCGGTCCATTGCAGGCAGGGCCACCACCAGGTTGCGTTCTACCATTAGCGCGATCATTTCCGCACCGCGCCCGGACGCATCCACCGGGTGCGGAATGTGGTCAAAACCATAGGGCAACATCACCGTCACATCGTCGGGCGTTTCACCCGCGCGGCCCGCCACTTGCGCCACCCGCGCCCCACCCTGTTCGGACAATCGCACATAGCGCACAACAGCCCGAAACAGCATGTTCTCAACGCGTCGCGTTAGCCGTTCCAACAGGTATTCAAGCATCATCACCCCCGTGCAGCACGGCGCAGCGCCTCGTATTGCGCACCGCCAGCGGCCTTTGAAATAGTGGGCGCAGGCAGCCATGCCGCGAGCGGTTCAAGGTCAAGACTGGCGCGATAACCGCCTTTATCTTCGTCAAGCGTCAGCGAGACAGCAGTAATCAGCATGTCGCTATTGATGTTTGTCGGTTCATCGACCACCGATACCAGCAGGCCGGGACGCCACAAATCACCGCCAGCAACTTGCCGCCAGCCCTCCACCGTGTAACGAACCGATGTTGATTTCCCTACCCGCCGGGCAACTTCCCAATCCACGCGCTTTTGCAAATCCGCCGCCGCACCTGCCCCGTCCGATGTAATGATTTTGGGGCGATAACGGGCTACGGCGTCATCACGCGCGGTTGCCTCGGGTTGCGCGGCAGAAAGCCCAAAATCGGTATCACTGGTTGCCGCCTGGCTTCGCATGATCAAGCGATCAAAACGGTTCGACAGGGTAAGGGTTGAGGAAAGTTCGATAATATTGTTATCGCGGCGAAGCTGCCCGCCATCCGTAAACCGCATTCGCAGGCTGGTTTGCGCCCGGCCCCAACCGGGGCGGCCCAGCGCAATGCCGCCATCCCCATCCGACCAGGCATTAAACCCCCGCTCGCGACAAATGCGGTCTAGCACCTGCGAAACGCTCTCGCCTTGTTCCACCTTGATTTTATCAAACGCAGTCCCGGTATCGACAAGGGCGCGCACGGCAATGCCAAAGGGTTTGCACAGCACCCTTGCCGCTTCCAACAGGGTTAGCTTGCGCAATTCCCCGCCCGAAACAATCGCCGAACAATCCACCAGATCCCCGGCATTGGAGCGGCCCGAAAGCCGCACGCCTTCCTGATCTGGCACCGTTGAAATATCGATTGTTTCAATATGGCCGGTCAGGATGGTTTCTTCGCCATAGCGCACAACCGCCTTTAAGGCGTCGCCATGATCGGGGCGAAATTCGGTGGCGGTCACGGCAAAAGTATCAGCGATATCGTCGATGGACAGGTTGATGGCGCATTTTTGCCAGTCATTGTAAATCACGCCATCCAGCAGGATTTCCGGCTTTTCATCATTCATCAAGAACCTCGATTGCGCTGCCACCCGCAATCTGGTTGGGGTGCTTGGTGCCGTTGCGGGCAATAATTTCGCTAGCACGGGTCGCATCGCCATAAAGGCGGTGCGCGGTGACAAAGGCCGGTTCACTGCGCCAGGGTGTATCGTTAATCACCCGCGCCTTGCCTGATCCCTCGGACTGGGTATGTTCAATCACGGCGGGCCGCAAATCGGCCAGGGCGGCAAAAACACCGTTATCAGCCTGCCCGGGGTCGATGCCCCCGGCCCGGTCCATTTCGGCATCAATCACACCGACAAACTTTTCGGCAATGTCACGCGCCTGATTGTATGAAACGAAACTGTATTTCGGCAGCAATTCCCCCGCCGCCGAAATCGCCGTACGCCGCACCAAACTGCCAAGTGATGAAATATTTGTTGCCTCGATAATCCGCGTGCCCGTTACCGCCGGGGCATTTGATACCAGGCCGTCATACCCACCAAGCGACAAAAACCCGTTCAGGCCATCATCAAGGTCTGGCACAGCACCCGACAGCATGGAAAACCCGGCTTGCAAGCCATCGGCGATGTCGACACCCCCGCCCGAAATGGCGCTTAAACCCACCGAACCGATTTTTTCAATCGCGTCGGACATGGTGGATGTCACACCAAGGGCTGTAAAAACCTGCCCGCCCACCTGATCAGTAATCACGCCAATGGCATTTGCCGCCCCTTGCCGGACAAAGCCGGGCATGCCATCACTGACATAGGACCGGATAAAGGCGTTTTTCGCCGCCAATGCCAGCGCCGATGACCGCTTGGAAAGGGTGGATGATGTATCAACCAGACCACGGGTAAAGCCGCGCTCCTCGTTTTCATCCACTTCCTCGAACGTGATGGCAAATTGTGCCACCCCGCCCTGGTCAAAGGACTGGGTTTCACGATAATCAGTGACCTTGACCCAGCGTTCGGCATTGACCCCGCCAAACGGGTCAACAAAGGTGCCGGGGCCGGGTTTTTCAAGGGCAGCAAGCATCCGGTCGCGGTCGCTAAACCCGTCCGATGCCATGACCAGCGCATTGATATTATAAACCCGGACTTTCCGGCCAAGATCCTGCGATTGTGCATCGTCACGATTGGGCCGCTCGACCGTCGGGCCACGACGGCCTGACCCTCGCGAGCGATCGCGCACGACAAAAGGCACCCCGCGAAAGCTGCCTTCGCGCAGTTCATCTTCGAACATAACAATTACATTCCTGAAATGGGCGACCCTACGGATTTAAGCTGCTCCAGCCCGCCCGATGCAAAACCAACATCAGACGGTTTTTCGCTTTCCAGCAAATGCGTCACATACCAGCTTTTAAGCGGGCCCTTTTTCGAGGACGCCATTGCAGCTTCCAGTTCCTGCAGAAAATAGGCCCGCAGGCGCTTGTCGCTTAGATGCTGTACCGTTTCCCCGAACTTCCAGCGTGGCGCGATTTTCACGCTGTCATTCACTGTATAAAGCAGCGAAATCGGTGTGCGCTTTTTCTTGCTGCGCCGAATAAAAACACCCCGCTTACCGCTTTTCATGGTCGCGATAAACGGGGTTTGCGGGGCATAAGGCACAGGGTTGGTTTTTGAACGACGCCGCCGCGATGGCGCCTTTTTCTTCACCTCGTCGCGAACATCCGCACGGTTGAACTTTTTAGAAATCCGCCCACTATCGCGCCGCCCGACACGCGCGCCAGACGCCGGAAGCCACGCCGACGTTTTCCGCCTCTCGCCACCAGCTTCCTGATCTTCCAAAAACCAAAGCGGCGTGCCGATCACCGCCTGAATAACAGACTGTTTTTTGTTGCTGGTTTCGACAAACAGGGGCTTTTTCCCGCCACCGGAAGCTTTCAGGGAATTTTCGCGAATGGTGAAACGCCGCCCCATATCCGACAAAACCTGACCACGGGCCTCAAAAACCACCCGGTTGATGGCTTTTGACATCGCAAATGGCACCTGTGATTTTTCAAGATCCGTCAGCTTTTTAATCACGCCGTCAATGTCGTCGGAATAAACCATATCAAGCATGGCAAAACCTCGCTAAAAACCACCCAGATTATTAATCACCACCAGCGGAATAATCACGCCGGGGATTTCGTCATCGCCAAACATCACCGGGCCACGGGTTAAATAAGCACCCGGAATATCCATCAAAACCCGCTGGTAAATGCCAGCCCAGTCGGTGGGCGCGAACACCTTGTTTAAAAAGGCATGATGGCTGGCAAAAATCACCTTGCCGCGATAGCGCAGCGGCGACACCTTGATGCCCCGGTTTTCAAGCCCGCTATTCACATCGTCGCGATATTGGGCATATAAAATCATTTCCAACAGCGGTATGCCCTTGCCAATCGCATAGCGCAGCAA